CTGATATGGGGGCCGGTTATTGTCAGTTTGTGCGATAGATGAAATATTCACCTTGTTCATTTTCGTCGCCGTCATAGCCGGATAGAAAATGACCGCGCCCGTCGGCAGAAACGGCATCGCTTGCAAAATCCTCGATGCTGCCAGCCTGTTCAATGCAACGTAAAATAGCATCGTTAGCGCCCTCACATTTTTCTTGAACGGCTGTAAACATTTCTTCCGGTAAACCAGTGTAGCCTGATAGGAATGAGGCATTGAAAGCCCAAGCTGATTGCTTGACATTTTCGACAACTTCTTCATCGGCTTCGCTATCAGTTAAAACCAGATATTCCTGCCCGCCCATTGAATAACAGTTGTTGCTTTCTTCATCAATGTCATCAGAGCCGCACTCAAGGAACGTAGCAAGCGCCGTGACGCGCTCATTAACCTCTGGTAACTGTTCATCTGTTGCTGGTATTTCATTTAAGTTTATCATGGTCTATCCTCCTCTGTTGTTGATGATGGTCTAATCGCCATCCCGCCCTGCCCTCCGCGACAGGGAACGGATGGGGACTATTTGGTCGCTATCCTCTGCCCGTATACTCGCAGGGTAAACGTATCGGCAGTATCGCCCTCGTGCAGCCGCCCATAACAGTTGCATCGCATTGTATCGTCGTGGCCGCAACGTACATATTTGCCGCCTTGCACCCATGCCTGGTGGTCATAATCATAATATGTCTGGTCTATCATGGTCTGTCTCCAGTTGTTGTGATGAATGTAATCATAGTACGTTGTACGTGATTAGCAATAGGAGATTTTCCCGAGATATGTAAGTGGTTGATAATGCAAGTAATATAGTTATACGGATAGCGTAAAGAAAAGACGCTCGCAAGTACAATGTACTGCGCGATTACGTCGGATTGACAGATTCGACACATTATATAGAACTGCTGCTGCGCGTGCGCGCGTGTACAACAGTTGCATATAATGCGTCACATCTGACGATCTGACGTACATCGCGCAGTACATTGTACCTGTGCATGTCCTCAATCCATCATCTATACAATCTGTCAATCCGTCGTGTCTCAGGTACACTATCCCACCACTAGTGCCTGGTAATGTGGTTCATTGCAGTGCAGCATATTATATAATCAATACTAGGAATATATCCTATCGTGTAAGCTATTGATTGTGTTAGTGTATTTTATGTTAGCACCCACTAACTTCGCATAATGGGTATAATGTTAAATAGAATTGCAGTGCAGCATTTACCGTTGTTGGCCTCATTTTTTCTCAAGCAGCCCCCGGCCCCCCAAAAATTTGCGGGCGCGCGAAGTTACGGGGACGCCCCCTAATAAATTTTCCTACTTTCAATTCTTTTGCTGCGCCGCATCATTTTATAGTGGTTGCTTTCCAGAATTTTTCCGCCATACTTTAATCGCTCCTTTGTTGTAATCTTAACCGCCAGCACTCCCCTCCTCTTGCGCTGGCGGTTTTTTTTGTCCATACTCAAACGATGCACGAGCAATCAGAAACAATTCAGCTACCGGATGGTAAATGGGCAAATGTGTACGGCAGAAAAACAAAAAAGGCTGGACAACGATTACCAGGCACGCCTGAATATAATACTTTAGAAGAGGACGAACGTGCCGCCAGAAAAAGATCAAAAGATTACGAGAACGAAACGCCATCAGAAACCATTACCGGCCAACCTAAATATTGATTTTAATGTCATCCACCACGCTCACTCTGCAAGAAGTCCGCGAACGCAGGGCCGGGGAAGCGGGAAAAAACAACCCGCTGGCACTTCCCGATCACTTAGGGCCGCTGCAACGCCTTGAGTTAGTCAAGCAAGACCCACAAGCAATGAATATTATTTCTCAACGCGTGATGGACGGCGAATCATTGAAGCAAATTGCGGAATCCTGGGGGTTGCCGGTGCGCCCGTTCTGCAAATGGGTGACGGATGACCCAAATCACGCGCTGGAATATGACGCGGCGCTGAAAATACGGGCCGATGAATATTATCACGAGACGATTATGATCGCGGACGCCTGTGAGGACAAGGATGATGTCCCGGCGGCACGGGCAAAAATGGATGCGCGCCACAAATTCGCCGGGAAACTCGATAAAGAGCGTTTTGGCGACGAAAATCAGGGCAAAGGCAGCGGCAATTCCATCATCATCAACATTCAAAGCCTCGCGCCACAACAGCCGATTATAATCCAGGCTGAAACTGAAAAAATTGAAGCAGATAGCGGGCAAATTATCTGATGACCGACCTTGTTATTGACTGGAAGCCGCCCGGCCCCATTGCTGAAAAATATCTACATGATGATACGTTTATCTGTGGTATTCGCGGCCCCTTCGGCTCGGCTAAAAGCGTGACCAGTATCGTCAAACTCGCCATGAACGCACAACTTCAGCGACGTTATCCTGATGGTTGGCGGAGGCGGCGCACCCTCATTACCCGCAACACCTCGATTGAGTTGAAAACGACGACCATCAAGACCTGGGAGCAATGGATACCGAAATCGACCGGCCATTGGCGCGACACTGGCCCGCCCCGCCATTATATCCGCGATATACGGAACAAATTTGAATGGGAAATTTTGTTTGTGGCTTTCGACGCCCCGGACGATGTAGCCAAGGCCTTGTCGATGGATTTATCTGATTGCTGGGTGAACGAAGCCAGAGAGGTGCATAAGGCCGTCATAGATGGCCTGATGGGCCGTGTTGGGCGCTTCCCTCGAACCATCAAAAACGACAAAGGAGAAGTCATGCATACCTGTGACAATGCCCAACTGTTGCTCGATACTAATTCTCCAGATACGGAACATTGGTGGTATTGTCTTGCTGAACGCGACGGCTCAACAGAACGCAACCGGCAAATGCTGGACTCTATGGACGCGGCGGAAGCGACATTACGTGAGATGGGCGTACTACGCCCAAACCAGAAATTGATGTCGTTTCATGCACAGCCATCGGGACTAAGCAAAGAGGCCGAGAACTTGGACAATCTTCGTGCCGGTTATTATCAATTTTTATGCGCCGGGAAAACCGATGACTGGATCAAGGTTTATGTCCACGGCGAATATGGATTTTCAATGGACGGGCTGGCCGTACATCCGGGCTACCGTGAATCCACCCATTGCCGCGAATTTCCGTTGATTAAAGGGTTGCCGATTCGGTGCGGCGCGGACTGGGGGCTGACCCCGGCGGGCGTCATTACGCAACGCCTCCCGAACGGGCGCTGGCTTGTCCATGATGAATATACCTCGGAACGCATGGGCATCACCACGTTTGCCGAAGAGTTCAAACGGAAATTATCCACGGAATACGCGGATTATCCGATTGCGAGTTTTACCGGCGACCCGGCGGGGGACGCCATGAACCCGGACGAAAGTACCTGCTTTTCGATCATGAGAACGGCGGGTTTCAAAAATTGCAGGCCTGCCCCGACCAACGATCCAACACGACGCCGCGAGGCGCTGGATTTTCTGTTGCGTACCATCATTGACGGCGAACCTGCTATACTTATTCATCCGCGTTGCAAGATGCTGCGCAAGGGCTTGATGGGCGGCTATCAGTTCAAGCGGATTCAGACGACCGGCGATCATTTCCGCGACGTGGCCGATAAAAATATGTTCAGCCACGTCGTCGAAGCTCTGCATTATGACTTGCTTGCCGCCGGAGAAGATCGTAATGTAACACTGGGCAAAGGCCCGCACGGAATGAAGGTGTCAAGTTATGCCACCGACTACCCGGTATTCAGTTAGGAGGAACTATGTCATTTTTATTCGGATCACCAAAGTCGCCCGCACCACCGCCCGCACCACCCACCCCGGCAGACCCGGATGTCCAGAAGCGGCTGGAAGAAGCGCAGAGATTACAGCGTATGGCCCGTGGCCGCGCCTCCACCATCATGACCGGATCACAAGGACTTCTGGACGAAGAAAAAGGCGCGAGCCGCGTCCTGATTGGAAATTAAATGGCGCGGGATAAAAATAAAAACACGGAAGAAGAAGTCGA